AGGCTCTCCGCTGATACATTATTTTCCTCCTGCACCTGTGCGAAGGCATCCTTTGTCGTAGCCGCCGGAAGATCTGCAGTCTGGTTCATACCTGTGTTAATGGTCTCGAATACCCGGCGTCCTGAAAGCGTCAGCGTTGATAACGGACCTTCTTTGGCATCAGAAAATGGTAAAAGCTTCCGTACCTTTCCAAGCGCTCCCTTCACTGCCTCATAAGGCTTACTGGCCGCCGCCTTAATGCCTTCCGTAAATGTACTCATGATCTTTTCACCGGACTTTCGGAACCACTCACCCGCCGAAGATACAAAGTTATTGATCGCCTGCAGTTTCTGATTCCACAGTTCCTTGATTCCATCCAGCTTTCCTCCAGTCAGGTTGTTGATAAAGTCAAAACCGGCTGTATAGTAGCCTTTTACTGCTTCCATACCTGCAGCAGCCAATCCGGCGATTCCACCGCCATGCTCCTCATATGCTGCCCTGATATTCTGCAGCCGTTCCTTGACCACGCTTTCCGCTGCCTGAGTGACCTGATTATACACATTTCGTACAGCTTCCATTTTCTCTTGCGCCGCGTTTTGAATACTTTCCATCCCACTCTGAAACCAGTTGTTTAAACGATCCAGTCCGCCTTTCACGCTGGACACACAACCTGCCCATTTATCCTTAACAAAAGCACTGACCGTATCCCAGTTCTTGGCAAGTAGCGCAACCGCCACACCAAGGGCGATCATGCCAACCACGATCCATGTGATCGGATTGGCTAACAGGGCTGCCGTGAAGCTCCACACGCTCCCGATCAATCCCGGAAGAGCCGTAGCTGCCGCCGTAATTCCCTGCCGTACAAAGGAGATAACCCCCGATCCCAGTATTTTTATCGCATCACCGGCATACATGCCATAAATTCTCAGCGTTTCAAGCCCACTTGCAAAGCTTCTGAAAAGGGAAATTGATCTTACTACGACCGATCCGACTGCTCCAAACACAGTTGTAAGTCCACCAGCAACTGTCAAAAATACACCAAAGTACATCAGAAGCGTTAAAATGGTTCCTGCCAGTTTCTGATGGTTCTGAATCCACTCAGAAGCCTTCGATATGGCATTAGCCCCTGTCGATATCCAGTTATTGACTGTAGGCAACAGATTGCCGCCAAGTTCTTCAGTTACATTGTGCATCTGTTGCTTTAATACCGTGAATTTCTGTGATTCTGTACTGTTAATGGCCGTGGCCATCTCTGTCGCAACTCCCGTTCCAGATCCCATTGTGTCATACAGATCCAGGATTCCATTCTGCAGTTCTCCTGTCTTGTTATACAGAAGATCAATCACAGCAACCGCCTCATCGGAACCAAAGGCTTCCTTTATCTCCTTTTTCTCCATGGCATCAATGGTATCACCATACTTTGTGTGAAGGATTCCAAGAATCTCAGGCATACTCCTAAGCTGCTTATTTGCATCCAGGAAGGAAAGCCCAAGCTTATCGCCGGCGCTGACTGCTGTATTCAGCAAAGCCTTATACTTTGTAGCTGCCTCAGATCCGGACATGGTAGCCTGCATCATTCCCAGGATAGCCAGCTGCTCCTCCAGCGGCACGTTGGCGCTGGTAGCCGTTGCTCCAAGAGTGGATATGCTCTGTGCCATCTGTGATCCGCTGGTCTTATAGTTCTTAACCGCCGTGGAAATTCCCGCACTAAATATTTCGCCAAACTCCATATCACTCAGGTCAGAGTAATAATCCTTGTAAATTCCATAACCAGTCGCAAACAGTGATGTCATCTCACCGATCGTTGATTTTGTCGCTTTCGCTGTAAGACCCGATAATTCCGT